TGTCGGGTGACGGGGATGACGGAGCCGACGACGGTGTGCCCGAGACTTACGAGTACACGCCGCCGGAGGGTATGCCTGAAGTTGATGAGGCTGCCCAAGTTCGATTGGATGCATTTGGTGAAAGCGCGAGGGAGATGAAGCTCTCCCAAGAGCAGTACCAGTCGCTGGTCGAATACGATGTGAAGCGCACCGCCGAGGCCCTCGAGGCCGGAGCTGCTGCGTACAATGACCGCATGAGCGGATGGGCTGATGCGACCAAGTCGGATACGGAGTTAGGAGGCGAAGACCTCTCCCGCAATCTGGCCGTCGCAAAGCTGGGTATGGACACTTACGGGACACCTGAGCTGGCGAAGATACTCGACGCCCCCTCGGAGAAGAACCCGGATGGTCTGGGCCTCGGCAACCACCCCGAAGTCATTCGGTTGTTTAACCGCATCGGCGCTACTCTGAAGGAGAGCGACCTCATCGAGGGCGACACTGTCGTCCAAGGCGAGGACGGTCTCAAGAAGATGTACCCGTCGATGTTCCTTAAAGAAGCAAGTTAAACAAAGGAGCCAATCATGGCTGCACTCTCTGTTACCAACCCGACACTCGCCGACTTGGCGAAGGTCACCGACCCCGACGGCAGCATTGCCGACGTTGTCGAAATCCTCAACTCCACGAATGAAATCCTCTCGGATATGTCGTGGCAAGAGGGCAACCTCACCACCGGTCACCGGTCTTCGATCCGTTCCGGTCTGCCCAGCCCGACGTGGCGTAAACTGTATGGCGGCGTCCAGCCGACGAAGAGTCGCGCAGTGCAGGTCACCGACAATTGTGGGATGATGGAAGACTATTCCGAAGTCGACGCTGCCTTGATTGGCATGGCCTGTAACCCGGCTGCGTTCCGCCTTCAGGAAGATCGTCCGCACATCGAAGGCATGAACCAAGAGTTCGCGCAGACCCTCTTCTACGGCGATGAGAGCACGAACCCTGAAGAGTTCACCGGCCTGTCCGCCCGTTACAATGATCTGTCCGCTGAAAACGCCGACAACATCATCGCAGGCGGCGGCAGCGGTGCCGACAATGCCAGCATCTGGCTGATCTGCTGGGGACCGAATACCTTGCACGGTATCATCCCCAAAGGCTCGAAGGCTGGCATCCAGCAGCGCGATCTTGGTGAAGTCACCATCGAAGACGCTGATGGAAGCAATGGCCGTATGCAGGCATACCGCTCTCACTATCGTTGGGACGTTGGTCTCACGGTTCGTGACTGGCGCTATGCTGTTCGCATCGCGAACATCGATCGTTCTGAATTGCTGGTTGCCGCTACCGGTAGCTCCGCTGACCTGAACGACCTGATGCATCAGGCCCTGACCGAGTTGCCGTCGACCTCGATGGGTCGCTGCGCTTGGTACATGGACAAGTCTATCCTGTCCATGCTTCGCCGCCAGACCGCTTCGGCTGTCTCCAACTCCACCCTGACGACCGACGTCGTTGGTGGCACTTGGCAGACTGCTTGGTCTGGTATTCCGATCCGCCGTTGCGACGCCCTTCGTGGTGACGAAGCACTGGTGGCCTAACCCCTCGGGGCGCGGTTTAAGCACTAACCCCCGCGCCCCACAATGAAGCAAAGGAAATAATCCTATGATTATGGATAGCCTTCTTGAGTTCGCCGATGGAGAGGACCTCTCCCAAACCACCGGCACCTACCTTGCCACCAACCAGATCGACCTGCAGGAAGCGCGGGACATTGGTAATGGCAAAACCCTGTATCTGGTCATCCAGATTGACGTTGCCGTCGAAGGTACTTCTTCGACTGTCAACTTCCGTCTGCGGTCGGACAGCACGGCTGCTACCCACGCCACGACCTCCACGGCGCACATCGAGACTGGTGCGATCGCAGAGGCCACGTTGGTTGCTGGTTATCAGGCCATCATCCCGCTGCCGCTCGAAGGCAACGCTTACGAGCGTTATCTCGGCCTGCAGGCGATTGTTGGCACGGCGACGACCACGGCGGGTACTTACAGTGCCTTCCTGACGTTCGATCCGTCTGGCAACAAGTCCTACCCGGACGCCACCAACTAGGTGGTAGCTGAATGAGGGGGAGGCGGAAACGTCTCCCCTAATTTCAAACACTGAATTTCTGAGGAGAAGACTATGCGTGTTATTTTCAAACGGCCCTTTTACTGCGAAGCCGGTCGCTTCGAGCATAAGGAAGAAGTTGAGCTGCCGGACAGTTACGCCGAAGAAGGCAAGCTGCCCCGCGATGTTGAAATCGTCAAAGGCCCTCGCACCGACAAACAGGCCACGGCGGATAAGAAGGCAGCCGAGAAGGCCGCCAAAGCGAAGTCTGGTGGCAACGCAGTCGAGACCAGGCTGCTGTGTGGCTGCTACCGTTCTGTGACGGAGAAGGCAGAGATCGCCACCTCACCCAGAACAAGCTCA